TCTCAAAATCGCTGACTTTGCCAGTTCCATCACCGCTGACATTGCCAGAACCTCTGCTAGACACTCCCAACTTAACTCCACTTTCCAACATAATACGCACTAGTTGGCCCATGGGAGTTGGCAATATCTTGAATTTTCCATAACCATTTGGACCGTCCATCCACATTTCAGTAATCATGTGTGACACACGGTCCAAATTGATCTTTAAGTCATCTGGATGATCTACTTCGCCCAAAACGCTATATCCGCCTGTAATTTGATCATTCAAAGTTTTGACAGCTCTTTCAATTTCATCTACAGGATATACTCTCTGGTTGGCATTTTTGATGCCTCCCTGAATGCAGATACCCTTCATGTAAAGGTTTTTGCCGTCTTGGCCGTCAGATTCGACCACCATACGGGCTTGGTCGAAACTGAGATTTTCACGTAAGTAGTTCATCTATCTTTTTACTTTGCTCTACCTGGAGCACCATTCAACGGACTTCCTGCACTCTTATCTCCGTTGTCACCTGTGCCCTTCTTCTCTGCTCCATGTCCTGGCTCTTTCTTCTTAAATGCTGTCTTGCCTGCATTGCCGCCTGGCTTGTTAATGTTTCCGCCATCTTGTAGTTGTGGCTTGCTACCTTTGAACACGCCGTTGCCTTTCAATTGTCCTTGATTAGCAAATGTTGGAGTTTCTGTACCGCCTTGATTTAAATTCTTAGCTGTACCGCCCATGTCATTCTTACCAGCTACGATTGACTTAGTGTTAACACCGTCGTCACCCATTTTACCAAAAGTTGTGTAATCTTTGCCACCAACTTTTTCTACATACTCACGGATAAAGTCTTCGTCAGTCTTTTCATCATCCGAGTCATCTTCTTCGTCTTCGTCTTCATCATCATCCTTGCGACCTTCATAATAACTCTCGTCTTCCTCTTCTTCGTCGCCCATGCCCATGTCGTCGCCGCCCATGTCGTCGCCGCCAAACTCGTCGCCGCCCATGTCGTCGCCTTCTTCATTGCCCATTAGGCTTTCAAACTCATCCTTAAGAGCTTCTAATTCTGCTTCTAGGTCATCCAAACGATCACCTAATTCTTCCTCGCCGCCCATGTCGCCCATGTCATCGCCGCCCATGTCGTCATCGCCCATGTCGCCCATGTCGCCCATGTCGTCATCGCCCATGCCATCATCGGATTCAACATCACCTAACATGTCGTCGGTTTCATCACCGCCCATGGCTTCTTCTTCATAGTCTACTCCCATGCTTTCGTCTGTTTCTTCTTCCTCGAAGTCATCAGCTAGTAGATTCTCATAAATCTCACGGGATTTGGCTACTACGATGTCATGGAATAATTCTCGTGCTTTGGCCTCATTGTCATTGATAAGGTGCTCAAGCATCTGCTCGAATTTTGAACGATCTGTCATTTTGTTCTCCTATAGGTAATGAGCTGTCAAGTATATTTACATATAACTGTAAAAATTGGTTGATAATAGTAAGATTTCAACGAATTATATTCCAAGCGGACATAATGTCTCTAAATTCATTAAAAAATATTCTTTTATAATTATCATAACGCCAAGGTGGATCAAAAAAGTTTTCCACATTGACTCTATAATATTTTACTTTGGCATTGTCTTTTATTATTTTTTCAGTTTGTCTAAGCCAATTACCATGATAGGTAGCTGGGTCAGTACTCTTTTTATAATTATTTGAGTTAGCATAAACATTATTAATCTTGCCTTTAAGCCCTTCATAGTCAAAGCCAAAAATATAGACCTCATCAGGTCCGTGACTGGTAGCTAGATTTAATGCTGTTGGTCCACTACTCCATCCTAAATTAGGCTCAAAGTAATTAAATTTTTCATAATTTTTATAACTTGGGATATAATTGGTCCATACTTGATTGGACAACTGATACTTACTTTCGTTTATTTCATTGACCATTTTACTGTCCACAGCCACAAGATAATCTGGATTAAACTCCCTATAAACTGCATTACAGGCATAGATTAATCCATATGGCTTAACTTCATCAAATCCCATGTTGAGTCGTGTTCGACCATTGCCAAACACAAAACTTCTTTTCATAGAGGTTTACGTCTGCACATCCAAACAACAGACTGAAATTCATCTTGCATATAAGGAACACACTTATTTCTATCTAATGCTTCTTTAATATCTGCAAAAGTGATTTCACACCATAACCATTCGTTGGGAGTAATATATTTTTCAAAATACTCTTTACTTTCACTATAATCATGTGCCATGATAAAATCACCAGGCTTGAGCAAATCTGCTAGCAAATTAACTTCATTGATTTTATTACCACCATCACACATTAATACAGTAGTGCCTAGACTTTGAATAGCATTTTTAATTTCATCAAAGTTGCTTTCTCTAATGCTGGAATAATTATCACTGAACAAATTACAACAACGTACATTGATGCCATCATCTCTTAATTGTTGATATTGACCTAAATTAATTACATCATAAGTCGTATATGAATATTGATAATTTAACCCTTTTAATATATTATTAAGTGCTAATGATGCACCGCCCTGACCAGTGCCAATTTCTACAACATTAACAGGCTTTACTTGTGAAAAAAACTTTTCAAAAACAGGTATAAAATTTCTATGCTGCTGGCCAATCAAGCCATATAAACTAAGATTCCAATCCATCTTTAATCCTTTAATAATTTAAGCTGCTGGTGCAGCAGGTTCGGCTCCATACATACTTTGTACAAATGTAAGTTCTTCTTCCATTTCTAAAATATGCGCTTCTGAGCCTTTCCTTAAATCATTTATCTGTTTTAAAGTTAGTCTGGTTTTTCTTGTGTCACTACGCAAGAGTTCATCAATGTCTCGTGCTGAATCAAACCTAAAGTCGTTGCCAACTTTATGTGTTTCAGGATTAAGATAGAATAACTCTCTTAGGATCATATATCTATTTATTAAACTGGAGGTGGTGCTCCACCTGCACCTGCTGTCATACCCATACCAGTATCAAAACCTGGAGGCATACCACCAGCAGCCTGAGTCATATCTTCTGGAGCACTGGTATCACTGTTTAATTCTAAGTCACTGTCAATGCCAGCTGCACTAACACCTGCACTACGTAATTCACCACTGGCATCTGTACCAGTGATATTACTCATGCCCTTCTCTTGCTTCCATAGATTTTCATTTTCGGCCATCTCTTCTTCACTGAGACCCAAGAATCTCTTCAAGGCAAACCGCTTACTGATATAGGGTACTGCTTGTATGGTATTAAATGTGTTAATTCTCTGACTATCAACTTCAGTTTGACGATAACTGGCAAAGTTCTGTGGTGGTTGAAAACGTATCTCAAATAAACTAGTATCAATATTGATACCTTTACTGTGCAAATAACGTTTGAATTCCTGATCAAACACACCAGTTAATAAGGTCTGCAAACGTATACAATAATTATTAAAACGTAATTCTTGAATGTAAGCAGTGCCTACTCTACCATCATTATACTGTGCTTGACTGTCATCTGCTCCTGTGGGCAAATAACTAGATGGTATTCTTAATGCTCTAAACAACTTGTTGGTAAAGTATTTAAGATCATCAATCTCGCCTAAGTTTGTGCCGCCTGCCAGTGTTTCAACTTTACTGCCTCTACCACCTTCAGTCTGTGGGAAGAAATAATCTTCACTGATACTTAATGGATTATAAGCACTGTCAATAACGTTCATACCACCACCACTTTGGCTAGGGATACGACGCTGATGTATCTCATTTTTAACACGTTCCACAAAACTCATAGCCATATGACTAGGCATATTACCTACATCAATATAAAATATTCTACGCTCTGGCGCACGTTGTATACGATATATTAGAATAGCATCTTCTAATAATTCCTTTTGCTTATATACTTTGAATACTTGCTCCAATAAACTATTGCCAAATGGATAGTTATTGTCTAAGCCTTCACTTAAACTTAAATGCACCATATGGGCAGCATCAATGGCCATTTCATTTTCACCAATATGGAATCTGTCTCCATATTGAGTCGGGTATGCGCCAGTTGCTCCTCTAGTCTGCCCGCCGCCGGCAATGTAATTACTGCCTCTGTTATTGGTCTGATGTGGACTAGTCTGTATTTGTGTGGCTACTAAATTTTGAAAATTTGGTGCTAGGTCACGAACTACATACTGCTCAGGCTTTTTGCCTTCACTCTCGTTCACAATGACCTTGACTAATTTACTAGGATCTACATAAAACCATTTTTGTGTTTCTGGATCTCTAATAAAAAATGCATCTCCAAACTTAAAAGTATTACGAACTATACGAAAAAATCTTGTGTCAAACTGTTGTACTTTAAACCACTGTTGTACGTATTCCCTTAGAACTCGTATTTCTGAATTAGTAGCTTTATCTTTAAAACTGAGATGAAAGGTTGTGTTATTTTCTTTATTCTTCTGTGTGCAAAATTCTGCTAAGATATCTAATGCAGCATTGACTTCAGGATCCATGTCCATAGTGTCATATTGCATGTAACGTTCTATTCTATTGGGACTGCCTACATAGATATCTGGCAAATAACTGCTGTAATTGCTACGGGCAGGTCCGGCTTTACTACCGTTACCCATTGGGCTACTAGTTCCAGAAAGATTATTGGTACTGGGTGCTGGGGTAAAATATCTACGCCAACTCATTACTGAACCTCATATAAATTTCTAGTGCCCGAAGTCTTAGTAGCTTTGATTTGATCTCTTAATAGACTAGAGTTGGCGTTATTTACTGATATTAGTTTTTCCATAGCAGTATTTAATTTATCTAGCGACTTCACCACGTCGTTTAGGTTTTTTTCATCAGTAGGTTTACTGCCTTCACCTGTCTTTTTAGCATCCCCGGCGCTGTTAGCTTCTGCTGCTTTTTTAGCATCT